GAGGCGCTCGTGGACGAGGTGGGCTACGTGGACGCGGACACGCTGGAGGCTATCGCGACCGGCATGGGCAAAACGGAGGGCTCCCTCCTCCTCGCAATCGGCACGCCGGGCGTCGGCACGGTCCGCGACGGCGAGGACAATCCGATGTGGCGCCTCCGGAAGCTGACGGGCGAGCGCGACATCGCGGGCCTCGTGTACATCGAACACGCAGCTCCTCCGACGATGGACCCGGCGAGTCCACGGACCTGGAGGCGGGCGAACCCCGGCCTGGGCGTCTTCGTGGACCCGCGGCGCGTGGCGCTCGACTACGCCACGCTGCCGCTGTCACGGTTCCGACAGATGCGGCTCGGACAGTGGGTGCAGCAGGAGGACGCCTGGATGCTCGCCGACCGCTGGGACGCGCTCACGGTGGAGCCTGGGCCCGTGCCGGCCGGGAGCTCCGTCACGCTGGGCTTCGACGGCTCCGTGTCGCGGGACTCGACGGCGCTCGTGGCGTACGACATCGCCGCCGGACGGCTCGTCGTGCTGGGCGTCTGGGGCCGGCCATCGCCGGCGCCGCGCGACTGGAGCATCCCCCGCGCGGAGGTGCTCGCGGTCATCGACCGGACGATGGAGGAGCTCGACGTGCGTCTGATGCTCGCCGACCCGTGGCACTGGAGGACGGAGCTCCAGGCGCTCGCGCTGCGCTACGGCGCCGACATCGTGCAGGAGTGGAACACGGCGGCCGCGTCACGCATGGCGCCGGCCACGGACGCGTTCTATCAGGCCGTCGTGAAGCGGGAGCTGACCTGGGACGGCACGGAGCTCCTCCGGCAACACGTCCTGTCCGCGGTCGCGCGCACGACGCCGCTCGGCTCCGTCATCACGAAGGATGCGCGCCATCCCCAGCTCATCGACGCGCTCATCGCGTCCATCCTCGCGTACGAGGCGGCGCGGACCCTCGCGCCGGCCGCGGAGTACAACGTCTGGTGATGCTGGCCAGCATGAATCCCTGATGCTGACGCCGTGCATAGGCTGCCGGCGGCCGGTCCCTGTCGGCACGGGCGGCCGGTGCAGCTCGTGCGTGGGCCCGGCTCGGCGCATCCGGCGGAGCTCGTCCTGGACGGCGCTGTCGCGCGAGGTGCGAGCCGTCGGGCGCTGCGCGCGGTGTGGCCTCCAGGTTCCCCCAGCACGCCTGGAGGCCGGCCACATCATCGCCGCATCGCGGGCGCCGGAGCTCGCGCTGGACCGGCGCAACGTGGAGGCCGTGTGTCCCGGCTGTAATCCGCGGGGCCCGCTCCAGCGGTAATCGCTGGATACAGCGTTGACTGCACATGTGCGGCAACGCTCGAGCTCGTCGCGTGAGCGTGGCCGTCAGCTCCGACTTGCATACATCGTGCATAGTCGGCGACGTGGGGATGCTGCATGACCTGATATACGGGCCGGACGCTGGGCCCATCGTCAGGATGAGCGCTCCTCCAGCTCCGGCGGGTCTGGGCTCGCCGGAGCCGACCGGCCACGGACTCCCCGTGGACCTGGGCGCCTACATCGCCGACGCGGTGCAGGCGCGCCTCGCCGGCTTCGCGATGGCCGACGCGCTCCGCATGCCGTCGGTCATCCGTGCCGTGCAGCTCATCGCCGGCACGCTCGCGCAGATGGCGCCGCTCGCCTACCGCGACGAGGTGCTCCTGGACGCGCAGCCGCGCATCCTCCGCCGGCCGTCGCCCTTCGGCTCGCGGTACGAGTTCGTGTACCAGACGGTCCACGCGCTCCTCGCGGGCGACGAGAACGCGGCGAAGCCGGGCAATGCGTGGTGGATGGTGACCTCCCGCGACACGGAGGAGCTGCCGACGGCCGTCATCCTGCTGCCGGCCTCGGAGGTGCGCGTGGAGTGGGACGACAAGCGCTTCCGGCCCGTCACGCGATGGCGCGGCGAGCTCGTGCCGGAGCGCGACCTCGTCCACATCGCGCTGGGCCGGCGGCCGGGCGGCCTCCTCGGCCGGAGTCCCATCGAAGAGGGCCTGGACGCGCTCGCGGTGGGCGCCACGGCGGAAACGTTCGCCGCGTCCTGGTTCGCCACCTCGGGCATCCCGTCGGTCGTGCTCAAGGTGCCGGAGAAGCAGACGAAGGAGGAGGCCGACAAGCTCAAGCGCCAGTGGATGGACTCGCACAACACGGACGTGCCGACGCCGGCCGTCCTGTCGGGCGGCATGGAGCTGGACCTCCCCGACATCGACCCGCAGCGGTCGCAGCTCCAGGAGGCGCGGGACTACACGAACACGGTCGTATCCCGGCTCCTGGGCATCCCGGCGCCCATGCTCCATGTGTCCACCTCCGGCGCCACCATCACGTATGTCGGCGCTGCCGGCGCGATGGAGGAGCTCGTGAAGACGACCGTGGCGCCGGTGTACATGCCGCTCCTGGAGGCGGCCTTCGGCGAGCTGCTGCCGCGCACGCAGAGCGCACGCTTCAACGCGCGGGAGCTGCTGCGCGTGGACATCGCGGCGCGCTACGGCATCTACAAGGACGCCGTGGACATGGGCGTGCTCGGCGCGGAGGACGTGCGGTCCATCGAAGGGTGGCCGCGCACGGGGCCCGTGTCCGGCCAGAGCTTCGCGCCGCAGCCGGCAGCTCCGCCGGCGCCGGCGCTGTCGGAGGTGCCATCGGGTGTCTGACGAGCTGGAGCTCCGCCGGACCGCGGAGCTCGTGGAGCGCGCCGACGCGGCGCCCGGCGATGGCCGTTCCATCCGCATCCGGCTCGCGCGCTGGAACGTGCCGGCGAAGACGCCGGAGGGCTATCGCGAGCAGTTCGCGCGCGGCGCGTTCGCCGGCGTGGACCCGCGGCGCGTGACCATCGAATCGCAGAAGCACGACGGCACGCTCGTGGGCCGCGGCGAGCGCATCGAAGAGCTGGACGACGGCGCCTACCTGGACGCGCGCATCGCGCGCACGCCGGCCGGCGACGAGCTCCTCGCGCTCGTGGAGGACGGCGTGCTGCGCGAAGCATCGGTGGCCTACAAGCCGACGCGCAGCTCGCGCCAGGGCGACGTATACGAGCGACAGGCCGTGGACCTGTGGCGTGTGGCAATCGTGGAACGAGGTGTCCATCCGGACGCCGGCATCGTGGCGCTCCGCGCCGACACTGGAGGACGAGATATGGACCCCATCACGACGGCCATCGACGCCGTGCTGCCGCCCGTCGCGGCCATGACCCAGGCGGAGGCCGACGCCGCGCTGGAGCGCCACATGGCGCCGCTCCTGGAGCGCATGGAGCGCATGTCCGGCGAGCTGGGCCGCGTCGCCACGCTGTCGCGCGTCGCGCCGGCGGAGCCCCAGGACGGCGAGGAGGCGGGCGACCTGGGCGAGTGGCTCGTGCGAGCTCGCGAGGACGGCCACGGCGCGCAGCTCCTCAAGCGCGCGCTTCTCGACCAGGTGACGACCGACAACGCGGTGCTCGTGCGCCCGGCGTTCGTCGCGGAGGCCGCGGGCATCGTGTCCACGGGCCGGCCGGCCATCGAAGCGTTCGGTGGCGCGAAGAGTCTGCCGGACTCCGGCATGGACCTCCAGTGGCCGGAGCTCGTGCCGCTCGCGGGCCGCGCCATCGCGGTGCAGAGCGCGCAGAAGACGGAGGTGGTGAGCCGAGTCATCAAGTTCACGCAGAAGAGCTCCGCGCTCGCCACCTATGCGGGCGCATCGGACATCGCGCTCCAGCTCCTCCGCCGGTCGCAGCCGTCCTACCGGGAGCTCTACAGCCGCGTGATGCTCGCGGAGTACGCTCGGGTGACGGAGGACGCCTTCGTGGACGCCGTCATCGCCGGCGCGACGGGCGCCGTGGACTACGTCATCGGCTCCGACACGGACGGCACGAAGCTGTCCGCGGCCATCTTCGCCGCATCGGTGAAGGTGAAGCGTGCGACCGGCTCGCCGGCATCGGTGGCGCTCGTCGCGGAGGATGTCTTCGTCAAGCTGGGCGGATGGCTGAAGCCGGTGTCTCCGACCAACGCGGTGGGCACGGCGAACGCGGCGCAGCTCAACGTGAACCTGTCAGGTATCGACATCGTCCTGGGCACGGAGGACATGCCGGCCGGCTCCATCGTCGTCAGCAATCGTCAGGCGGCGAGCTGGTACGAGGACGGTCCGAATCCCATCGAAGCGATGGACGTGGCACGGCTGGGCCTCAACTACGGCTTCTACGGCATCGCCGGGACGGCCATCGTGGTGCCGGGCGCCATCGTGCGGCTG